GAGTATATGAATCTTCCGCGTATATGCAAACAACATACTATTCAGAAGAAGAATTTGTTTATTCATGATATTGGAGACGGAGGAGCCAAAGACGATAAATTCGCACGAGATATTCGATTATTAAAAAAAGGATTAGAATCTGACCCGAATAATGAGCGTTATTTATTCTATCTTGGAAATAGTTATTTAGATTCTGGACAATATCAGGGTGCAATTGATACATATAAAAAACGAATTCAAGTTGGTGGCTGGAAAGAAGAAGTGTGGTATTGTTATTATTCTATAGGAAGGGCATACAAATTGTTGTATTCTGTAAACAATGTACATAACGCCAATTTTATTTTTCATGCCATTCATTATTGGTTAGAAGCATATGATTATTACCCTGAACGTATCGAGAACATATATGAAATTGTCAAATTTTATCGAGAACAATGTAAATACAATCTTGCTTATCAGTTCTATCAAATGGCGGATTATCAGCGCAAACATCATTATAGCGATGATCATTTATTTCATGAAAAATCTGTATATGACTACAAACTTGATTACGAAATGTCTATCATGGCTTTTTATGTGAAACCTCTATCTATAGACATACATAAATTACAGTATCGACTGTTGTCAAATAATAACATTATGGATGAATCCATTTTTCATAACATATTGTCCAATTACAAGTTTTATACACATCAATTATGTAATTATGACAAGGGAGGCCATCCACAAGAACAGCTCCAACAATTATGTCGAGACTTTTTAAAAAAATGCCCTGGGTTCTCGATGTCTACTCCATCAATAGTACAACTGACCTCTGACGAAATAGTATTCAATGTGCGCTTTGTCAACTACCGCATTACTGAGAATGGAGAATACATAAACCAGGATAAAATTGTTAGTCAAAATGTTTTGTATGTTCTCGATGCAAATGATTATTCGCTTAAAAAAGAGACGATTATCCAACATAATCGAGAACACGATGAATTATATGTAGGATTAGAAGACGTAAAACTATTTTCTTATCAAAATACCCTACATTATATCTGTAATCGAGGGATAAACACTAATAAAATACAAGTAGAAAAGGGAATAATTGATGAAAATGGAATATGTGATTCTACATTATTACATTTGCAAGAACAAAAATCCATAGAAAAGAATTGGGTTCTCTTCGACCCGTTTTCAAAAGATGATTTACATTTTGTTTATAACTGGCATCCTTTGCAAATTGGAAAAACATTGAACCGTTCAGAAAAAGAAGAGTCGAGAACCTATAACTCTTTTATTTATCATTATCATCCAACGCCAAGGCTATTCAGACACGTAAGAGGCTCTACAAACGGCGTATACGTCGAAAAAGACCTATGGTTTTTGTGTCATCTAGTAAGTTACGAGAACACGCGATATTATTATCATTTATTTGTGGTTCTCGATCCGGATAGAGATTTCCAATTGAAAAGATACAGTCAATTGTTTACGTTTGAAAAGAACCGAGTCGAATATACAACTGGATTTGTTTATGATGAACAGAAAAAAAGGTTTTTAATCGGTTACAGTACAAATGATAATATAACGAAATGTATGAATATAGACAAGAGCGATGTGGAGTCACTCTTTATAGAATAATACGTTCAATATGTCCTTTGCATGGAGCATATGATTTACGATGCCACTGGGTAATCCCATGTTCTTCAATACCTTCGCGATGAGCCTTTGTTGCATATCCCATATTGGTATGCAATCCATAACGACTCGACAATTCTTCATGTTTTTCACATAGTTCCAATACATAGGCATCTCGAGAAGTTTTTGCTAATATACCTGCAGCGGCAATACCCATAAAACGACCATCACCTTTCTCAAAAGTATGTGATTCCATAGAGAGGATCATTTCTTTTTTTGGGTCAAATACATTGTACGGTTTGAAATAATTACCGTCTATCAAGGCGGCGAAATCATCAATCGTTAATTCTGGGTTTTCATTTTGGAAATGTGCCACAGTCTCGCGAATACATTTATGCATGCCCATCATAACAGCCTGTAAAATATTGACATTATCGATTTCGCGCGAATCCATGTGAGTAATATGATAATAAAGAGCATGTTCTTTGATGGTATTGGCGACTTCTCGAATTTTCTTCTTAGAAGTGAATTTTTTACTGTCTTTGATATTTTCTCCTGGAAATGCATTTTCATCTTTAGGTAAAACTACACACGCTATATACACATGCCCAAATAGGCACCCACGTCCAGCTTCATCTATACAAATTTCATATTTGTGTTTGGTAGGTTCATAACATCTGGCCAACATATTTGTTTTGTTTTACATAGAAGTATAAAAATAAAACAAATCAATTTTCATATACATACGCTATTTTTTTCGGGTTATAAAGTATATTATTGAATATGAAACTAAATATGAAATTCAAAATGACTCCTTTGGTTATATTTTTGATTTTACTGGTTGTGTTGGTAATTTCCATGTTTATTGGACGTTCCCTGCGCGAAGGTTTATCTGATTCTATGATCACAAAGAAGGTGGATACATATTCCACTACGAAGGATTTGTATGTGTTACACGAAAATATGCTGTTTGATAGGGATAATGGTAATTTAGTAGAGATTCAAGGAACGGATGCATCCGGAAATGAAATAGAAGGAGATGTTTTTATTACCCCTCGATCTGGTTCTGTAACTTACTTCACTGATGGTTCGGATGCTTCAGGAAACAATAGTGTGACTATGGGAACTATCAGCCCTTCCCATGCTTCGTGGGAATATCCTAGTCAAACTACTAACATGGGTAACAAAAACGTGTATTATATTGGATGGGGTGAGCAAACTTATTTGATGATTCACGACAAAGATGAGAACAAACTGGTTGGTACATACTTGTTTGATGGAAAGAAGAAACAATCTGCCGATAATACCGAGACTCCAGTTATGTTGACTCATTACCGTGCTATTGCAAATCCTTCTAACAACACTCTTGTGAGCGAGCCTCTATACTCTGAAGAGCGCGATGTTTATCAAATTGCTGAGAACGTTAAGTTCGATTTCAAGACAGGTGATTTAATGGTGAAGTCTGGTTCTAGTGAAATCAAGATTTACAGACGCAACGAGGGACTTATTACAACCGATGCCGATGTTATTAAACAACGTACTAACGTAACTATGTCTGAATTCACTCCTATGTATGCTTTTGATGAACTTGGTCAAAATTTAATCGTTTACTTACCTTACAAACAACAGACTATGGTGGTATTACTTGGACATGAGGGTTCAGCTAGCGAGGTATTGGTGATGAAATCTGTTACTAAGTTCTCTGAGACCGGAATTGAAGGTCCAGGTGGAAAAACCATTTTAGAACTGAAGAGTGCCAAGGGTGAGGAAGAGAAGAAAGAAGAGAAAGAAACTACTCCGGATATTACTTCGGAAGATTACATTTTGAAAACGCAGATTGTTCCTCCGGTGTGCCCATCTTGCCCATCTTGTCCTAAGGAAGTGACTTGTACTAACTGTGGCGGACAAGGTGGGTCTGGAACCATGGGGGTCGATGGAAAATCTCTTGTTAAAGAAGAGAAACAATCTCAAAATGATTCCACTTTGAAGAAAGTTGCTTCCAATACTGTAGGTGGAATTGGTGAAGTAGCGGGTGAGGCCGTGGGTGGAGTTGGTGAAGTAGCAGGAAAGACCGTGGGTGTAGTAGGCGACGTTACAGGAAAGACGATTGACACTGCTGATGATTTAATTCGTGATACTGCTGGCGCTGCTACTGGACTTGTAAAAGATACTGCTTCGGGTATTGCTGGATTATTCAGAACTAGACCTACTGATGTGAAAGAAAAGGCAGAAAAGAAGGACATCATTCCTGGTATGCAAACTGGATTAGGTACTCGTACACAAAATACTGCTCTTCCCAGTCAGAACCACCGTACTGCCGAATTCGATTATATGGGAGCTGTTCCCAGAAGGAAGCCATCTCAGTATATGCCTATCACAGCCGATTTCAGTGCGTTCGCTAAGTAAATAATGCGGTGAATACTAGATAGATTTATTATATTATAAAAAAAATATATAATAAAGTGTAAAGACTATTGTATAAACCAATGTCAAATTCGTTAGTCATGAAAGATGTGAATACACATTTGGAACGAACACATATAGCCAATGAACTGAAGACATTATTGTTGAATTTTGACAAGTCATTGAACGATATTTCATATAAAAGGGGATTTTATGTATACGGTTCGCCTGGATCAGGAAAAACAAAATTTGTTATTGACGTAATCAATGAATTGGGATATGATGTCATCAAATATGACGCAGGAGACGTACGTAACAAGAATTTGATAGATACGATTACTAGTAGCAATATTGCATCACAGAACGTATTGCAGATGATGGAAAAAAAGAAGAAACGAATAGTTATTTTAATGGACGAAATCGACGGTATGAATAACGGCGACAAAGGGGGTATAAATGCATTAATCAAATTAATACGACAAAAGAAGACCAAGAAACAGAAGCTAGAAAGCTGTACAAAAAACCCAATTATTTGCGTAGGTAACTACAGTATAGATAAAAAACTAAAAGAATTAATGAAAGTTTGTAATTTATTTGAGTTGAAATTACCTACACAAAACCAAATCCATGCACTATTAAGTAATAATATTCAACAATATGACCACGTAGATAAAGAGAAACAAACAACCATTTTGAATTATATACAAGGTGATCTTCGCAAATTGGAATTTGTCAGTAAATTATTGAATACGAAAGAGTCCATTGATACAAACAAATTGAATATAATTTTCAAGCGAAAATCGGTGAACGACGACGCGAAAAAAACCACTCAGCAACTAATTAATTATCAATATAAATTAGAAGATCATGCTCGTATTATGAATGAAACAGATAGAACCATTATATCACTTTTGTGGCATGAAAATATTGTAGATGTATTGCAAGAACAACCGAAGGAAAATAGCTTCCCTTTGTATTTGCAACTATTAGATAACATTTGTTACGCAGATTATATTGACCGTATTACATTTCAAAGTCAAATATGGCAGTTTAACGAGATGAGTTCACTCATTAAGACATTTTATAATAATAAATTGTATCACGAATATTTTAACAAAAAATCGGTATTCAATCCCTCTGAAGTACGTTTTACCAAAGTATTAACAAAATATTCAACAGAATACAACAATATGATATTCTTGATTAATCTATGTCAGAACTTAGACTTAGATAAAAAAGACATGTTGGCGATGTTTCAAGAATTACGTGTATTCAAAGGTAAAGACTTTTACGAAAAGAACGACGTATTGAATGCAGTTGAAAAAATGTTCCAAGACACGAATATTACCAAACTGGACATCAAACGAGTATATCGTTTCCTAGATAAAAATGTAAAAAAAGACGCTGTTGTGGACGAGTTGGACGAATAATTACAACAATACATAAATATACAATATTTTGTACGTGTATATTTATGCAATAACAACTGGATCCGACTTGTTCCTGGGTGTTTCATGCACTTCAATCGGTTCTACGAATGATACGCTCTTAGTAGGTGATTTAGTAGTGTCAGTTGTAGTCGGTTTTGTTAGTTGAGATTCCAATACTTTCTTCTCTTCTTCGACAGCTTCTTTCTCTTTGCGTAACGAAACAGTCTTGTTATGTAGTTCGACAAGTTTATGTTTCATTAACTCGGCTAGTCTATCCATTTCAGCCCTCTCTTGCTTCATTTTCTCGATTTCACCTTGTTGCTGTTTGATAATTTCAACAACTTGCTTATTGGATAACTGCACAGGTCCTTCTGGACGGTTCAGAATAATCGGTCCATTTTCTTTTTGTTTCTCTATCATTTCTTGTTTCATCGCATCTCGTTTTGCCTCAATTTCTTTCATTTGCTTCAATACATCTGGTTTCATATCTGGACGACCAGGTGCATAATATTTCAACATGTTGTCAATGTCGTTCAAAAAGAAATTTTTGATTGACTTTTCATTCTTTCGACGAATAAAGTTGTTGACGACTTTTCCGGACTCTTTGAAATACTTTGGGTCTTGCTGTTGTTCAAACATCTTTCTTTTATCGAATGTATTGTGGTCATGTGAGAAAACTAAGATTGTCTTCATTGGATCTAATTGAACAAAAGGAATAGTATAATCTTTCAAAAATGCACGCTCTTCAGCAAGAGCAGCATGGTCTTCGTACTTTGTTTGCTCAATGAGTTTTGTTCGAAAAGCAAATGTACCTGCAGTAGCATGATTAGGTCCATACGGTCCACACTGAATCATTTTATCCATGCCCTTGAAGTAAATGTAAATTTCACTGGAACCAGCACACAGAGCATTAGGATTATCCATCAAGGTTTCTACTGCATGAGAAATGCGTTCAGGAGGATAATAATCATCGTCATCCATATAAACAATAATATCACCCTTTACTTGTTGATGCATAAAATTGCGTTTGGCACCAAGAGGCATCTTGTTGTTTACTTCATAATACTTTATTTGCGGAATATCAGCTTCTTTTATTAAATCACCAATCTTATCGGTACCATCATCTACAATAATCCATTCGATTTTTGACTTGGGGTAGTCCTGATTACGAAAACATTCAAACATGTTTAAAATAAATGGGCGACGATTGAATGTGGGTGTACATACACTCACTAATGGAAGAACTCTCTGTGGCTTCTTTTTTCCCATATTCTTTGAATACTATTTACATCAAATTTTTTTTATTTCATTTTCATGTAAATATAATTATGCGAAGGTTATTTTGTCGTTAATAAATGGACTCAGCTGTTTGGAAAATATATGCAAATGGGTTTTCCATGAGAGTACTCAATCCAATCATTAATGCAAAAGTGAAAGGGATTAACATATTTTTTAATCGTTCACTCTTCATATTGGCGTAATAATCAGCACAAGCAACACCAAACAAGATAATGAAGGATAAATAATGTAAGTTCTTGTATGAGAAATGTGCCATTCTGTTCAAATAGAATATTATATCGCTGAAGAAGCCTGTCTTTCGACAATTGCTCTTTGAAGGCATTTCATAATCTCTCATTTCATCTGTAACCATTTTGTTCAATTCTTTTGCTAATTGGAATGCTTTGCTTACATTGAATTCGGCATAAAACCACATGGAGACTGTGCTTAAAAACAAGAACATAAGTAAAAACATCATTGCACCAATAAGAGGACCTACAAAGATGAACAAAATAAATTGGAGGATAGTCATAATGCCCCATGCAATCAAGAAATATGTGTTCGTTTTCAATAATTCGATACGTGATTCGCTAATGGTGGAAAAAGACATAGCAAATACCCATATAATACCAATCAACGGAATGTACATTAATGGATTAGAAAAATCACCACTCATAGTGGATTGAACAATACTCTGCATCATAGCAACGCCATGACGAGACATAAAGAACATAAATCCAAATATCATCAAATACAATGCATTGACATTGAATAAATCAGTCAAATACTTGGGTGCACTTTCGACAAAAGATCCAAATGTATCTGCTAGAAACAATGGTCCTGCTAAGATATAATGTGGTATTTCGTATTCAGGGACAGCATCTTTTTGAATTTCAGGAGCAGGATTTTTCATTTTGCGAAGAAATTGTTCTGTTAGACGATAAAAAACTGGATATCCTGGTGCAAAATCCGAAGTGTCGAAATTTTTATCATAGGGGTCGTACTCAGCAATACCTAATCGTCTCCCATCAATACGTAAAAACATGGTAACACATAAATTCGTAGTCAAATAGAAGGCAACTAAAATAGCAAAGAAACTATAAACGTATTCTTTTATGATTTTTTTGTCCTTTTCATATACCTTTTCGATTGAAAATGCTTTGATAATTGTTTCAACGATTTTATCACCGAATGCATCGATACTTACAAAGAATTCACCTATTCTCTCTTTTGGACTCTTTCCTTTAGCTTCGTCTTTGTCATTCTCAGGAACTTCTTGTTTGGGAGGAGGATTTGCTGGTTCATAAATATCATCTTTACCACCTTCAAAATCGTCATCCGAAAACTTTGCAATAGGATTGGTGGGAAGTCCTTCAATTACTTTGTTATTCGATGCATCTACTATCACATCATCATGGACACTAGCAAATTCTTCTATATTTTTGAAATTATACATTTTCTTTTTCTTCTTTACTGTTCGTATCTTATGTTTCATGTTTTCTATTTGGAATTCAGATGTATTATGAACAGGTTCTTTACTAAATGTTTTCTTATTTGATTTCTTTTCTGTGTTATTCATTTTTTCCATAAGTAAAGTTTCTTTTTTATAATATACAGTCTTATAAAAAAGCAGTCAAATGATACTCATTATTTTGCATATAACATGCCAGCATTGCCTCCTACAAAAGAAAGCACATTATATCGCTCTTCAAATAGAGTAAGATTGTAGTTATAATCAAACAACCGCCAATTGGCTTTACGAACACCTATAGGGTTACCGCAAAGATCACAAATAATATCGAAACTTGAGCTATCACTTACGGGAGGAATATAAGTAGTCATTTCTAATTCAATATTTTTGAATTTACTTAGATTGATAGCGCCTGATGGTTGATAATCGAATGGACTTGTGTTCAAACAGAAGTTATAACAATACAGCCCTTCCTTTGCGTTACCCTTGGTTCGTGTATATTTTTCTACATATTCGTATACTCCATGTGTTAAAATGTTTTCGCGATATTCTCCGTCTAATACGATACCCATTGTTTCTAATATATGAAAACGATTATCAACTGCATAATCTCCTGTAGTGTTGATACCCGTATTGATTGAGTTAATTGGATGTATATTGGGATAGACAATGCTTCCATCGCCTTGAGTAATTCCTACACTACTACTATTCACAGTATAAGTATTTATATTTACCGGTAATTGTTCATATGGCCAATTGGAATAGTTATCCCATTCGTTTCTAAGATTGACATCATTACGTTGTAAATACCACATCCAACTTGCAACCATACCACTTGTTTCTAGCTTCACCTTTTTTGTTCCAGTAATATTTTCAAATTTGTATTGGTGTACATCTTTGACTAAATATACATGATCTTTTGCTGCAAATGTTTGTGCTTCTTCTTTTGACAAGAAGCAATATGTCGCTAACAGATGAACATCAGCGTTCCATGTAGATACTTTGTTTGCATAATTTGCTGGACTGATATCAGCAGACGGGGGTGTTTGCAAAAAGCGATACATTTGAAAACGAGATTCGTTGAAATCGGGTTGTACATAAGGGAAATTATAGACCACATCATATACATCTCTCACCTTGAACAAGTCGCGAATCGGTCGCATTGTGACATTGATAGTAAGTTCGTTGTATTGTAAAGCGATTAATGGAAAGGCTGCACCATTATTTAGACAAAACCAACTATTCAAAGGAATATACAAATTGCGTCCACGTATAGATGGCTCTGCACCTGCAGAATTTGAGGTATAATAAGCAGATGGATATGTATTTAAGCGTTGATGAGAACTTCCAGGATCACTGAATTCGTTGACATTACCAGTCATTTTGTTGAACAAATCTTTTTTCTCGTCACTAAAATCCCTTTCTACCATCGATGCAATATATTCTCCGCTGTAGCGTTGTAAATTCATGGAACCACAATTGATTTCTACTTCTTTGATCATCATTGCACCCAAATTATTGATCCAACGGAATTCATAGGGGACCCAATTATCGTTTGTACCACTACCATCCGTTCCGGATGTTGGGTGATGAATAGGACTCCAAATATCTGGTATAGTGACCACAACATAAGTGTCCATCAACAATTCAGCATAACGCGGTATTTTAAAAGTAAATGTAGAAGGTTCATTTAAACGCAATTCTCTTAATCCATTGTAATCAATACGAAATTTTTGTAATCCAAAGTTACTATATTTGCTATATGTGACTTTAAAAAATGTCTTGGTAGGATTTCCGGTTAATATGACATTATTATTTCCTGTAGATACGATATTTAGTAATCCTCCTGCCATGTGTAGTATGAAGTATATATAATATAAAGTATTATATTGTTGTTGATTAAAATATATTATGTGTATATTATAAATAACATGAAGTTACAAACAATCTTAAGTGTGATTACTATACTCATTCTATTTTACTTGTTTTCAAGTTTTATTATGAACCATGCAAAACAATGGTTAAATGTTCGTGAATCCTTTACGAATAAAAAATGTAAAATAGATGCATGTGACGGGGTGGAAGGATTTACTAGCAGTCCT